ATGCTAGGGAAATATCTATAATATTCTTATGCACGTAATAATGCAAAAATTCCTTTTTACCCCAAACATACAATGTATCATAGCTATCAATTAATTCAGTAATATACTCGCTGTTTAACGGCATAGATTCGCTATGATTTATTGAAATAATATAGCCTTTATGTGCATCTAAAGGATGTACATATACTAAAGATATTTTATTAGTTACAGGATGCGTTTTATAAGAATATGGTATTACTTCTATGTAAGCTTCTTTGTAACCTTTATTATAAAAACCTTTTAATTGGTCAGTATTTTCAATTAGCCAAAACAATTATGTAAATATACGAAAGATATTTTTAGTATCCACTTTCTTTTACATCTTGTGAAGTTGAAGGGGAAATTGGTGTAGTATTTTCTACAAAAGAAGAAGTTGTGTTTAAGTTACTTTCTAAATAGAATTCAGCAAAATTATTTTTAAAATATGAAGAAAATCCTGGAAGTTTTAATTGTTGTGATTTTTGGAGAATTAGTGCTTTATTAGATTCAAACATTACTTTTTGATTATCTTGCAAACTCCATAGAATTGAAATTGGGGTATATAATTCATAGGCAACTTTCATAGATTTATTTACTAAATCATTATAGGTTTTTTTATCTATTTCAAAATAAGAAATTTCATTGTTTTTTTTACAAAAATATCTTTCAAATATTCTATTTACATAATTTATTCTTTTTGGAAAAGTTTTAGTAGGACGAGGAACATATCTTTCATTTACTTTATAATATGGAGTACTATTAGAATCAGCCTGTTTTATTACTTGTGGTGAAAAAGGAGATGAATCTGTATTTGAAGAAGTTAGGTTTACTGATGATATGGGAGATAATAAAACTGAAGGATCATTTGGACTTCTACCTGTAAAAGCGGTACCATCAGAAGTCACATAATAAAATCCTTCATATCCTTGTTTTGAATTGGAATTTGATTTTGTATTTCCTGAAATTTTAAATTCATCCCCATTTGTATAGAGGTTTATTTGAACTTGGTGTTTAGGATAATATCTTGCCATGATTTAAAAATTATTTACACCTGTTCCTATTACTGATCTTCCTTTTTCAAAATTAAGTTTATTTGATTCAAGTTCCCCCAAAGGTAATAATTTTTCAAGATCTTCTTTTATTTCTTTTATAACATCATTATTAATAGTATCATTATTAAAATATTGACTTTTTAATTGAGATGTTGTAACTATATGTTTAGGTATTCCTATAGTATTAATTTTTGTAGTCCATTTATTACTATTTAGCTCATGATCTACCCCAGTAACTATAAACTTTAAGGTTTGAGGGTAGTTTGTAGGAAGAAATGTTTGTTGGATTTTTAATTTACTATATATTTTTATCCCTGAGATTCCATCTAAGTCTAGATTCAGATTAAAAGGCATAAATCCTCCTTGATTAGAAGTTTTTTCTAGATTTTTTACTACTGTTTTTTTTATAGTTTCTTTGTAAAAACTACTAACTACACTTTTTTGGGCATTAATTAATTCATTGTCTATTTTAACAGGCCTTTGGGGGGAATCAGAATCAATCAATCCTCCTTCAATAGGATCTCCATCTTCATCTAAAGCTAAAGTTTGAGCACTTTCCCAATCACCTACGTTATTTTTTATAAAATTTTTTACTCGACCTGATAATTCTCTAGGATCATTAAGATATTGTCTATTTAACCCCATAAATCCCAGGGCATTTATTTTAGGTGGAGGGGAAATGGTTTTATAGTAATTTTTTATTACTTCTTTTCTAGATTTAATTCCTCCTTCATCAGTAGCAGGGTTATTACCAGTTGAAATTATACGTTTAAACCTATCAACTATACCTTCATTCCATTTTGAAAAAGCTGTTGTAGTTTCTCCTACTGCTTGATTTACTGAAGTAGATCCTATAGTAACCATAGTAGCATATTCACTTGTAATTTCAGTTGTAATACCTGCTTGATGAACAAAATTTGATAGATTTGGGGATTTAGTAAAGTTATATCCAAAAATTTCAAAATCATAATCTAAGGGATCATCCTCAAACTGAGAGGGTACAATAGCTCTATCGTATATAATTAATGTGTTAGAATCGGGTTCCATTTTAGGTTCTAGATTATTAACCCCTCCTAAAGAAACATTTAAATCAGTGCAAATGTTTCTCATCATTTCCATAAATTTAATGTCTCCTTTTTTATCTACTTTTTGAAATAAATCCACTACATATTGAAAATTTATATAAATATTCATTAAATACCCAGCGGATATTCCTGGGGATTTTATTTTTCTAAAAGGTTCTATTTCAGGGTAAATGTCTAATTTAGGTTTTAATACTACACTTCCTCCACTTTTATCTATATCGGGTCTTAAAAAATTAGGATTTGAAATTATACATACCCTAGGGTCAATAGAAACCATATTAGGGACATAAAACATTTCATTATCTTCAACCCTATGATCAATTTTTAATATAGGATTATCTTTATCTTGATTATAATAAGGAAAAACTGTATCTTGAAAAAATTTTAAAAGAGCTCCAAACCTAATATAATATTGATATTCTGAAGGTTGGAAATTCATTTGAATATAATCTACAGGAAAAGAATTATCTTTAGCTTTTGCAGTGTGGTATGCAATAGAGTTAGAATTAAATGAATCTTTAATATTAGAATCATAAAATATAGGGATATTAGTTTTTTGTATAACATTATATGGGATAGTAACTCCTAAAAAATCACCTACATTACCTTCAGCTATATCATCCTCTTCTCCATAACCTTTTATTGTAATTATTTTCCCCTGATCTTTTGCATCTTCACGGTTAAATATTTGAAGATATTTATATCTATTTTCAAGTTCTTTTTCAGTTGGGGTAAGGCTAAAATTAAACCCTTCTTCTTTACTGTATATTCCATAAGCTAAAGATTCCCAAAAAGTTTCATTATATGCTTCATAATAAGGGTCTGTTTTTTTTCTTAGGGAATCTACAGCTTGGGATACAATATTATTTAAAGGTAAAGGTTGATAAGATTTATTTTCTTCTTTATCCTCTTTTTGTTTTTTACTTTCTAAAACTGAAGGTATGTTCATTTTAAGGGATTCTATAACATCTCCTAAACTTAAAATATCAACAGTAATACTATAGGTTCCATCAGGATTAAAATCCCATTTAAAATTTGTAATTTTACCAAATAAAGCATCATAATTACCTGAATATTTATTTCTAAAATCTTCTATAGTGTTTAACATCTTAAATTGGTTAGTATTTTTTGCATTAAGATTAAACCAATTTTCTTCTAATATTGTATTTCTTAATATTTCAACACTTTTACTTTTATTATTTAAATAGTGGCTGTCCCCCCATTCTAATATAACCGTATAACCTAATCTCATATATAATATATCTATTATATCAAATTGAAGTTTACTATAAGCTTTTATTTTTATGGAAGCTCTTTTTATAGACCCATTATCTAAATTTTTAATACTTACACTCTCTATTCCTGGCATAGGAACAATACCATAAGTAGTATTTTGCAGTATGCCATAAGCTGGGTTAGATTGATTTTTAAGTATGCCCGATTTAGCTGGAGAATTTAGTTTTTGAGTCCCATTAGATAAAATAAAACTTTTAGCTAAACCTTCACTTAAAAAAGAAGTGTTATTTTGTTGATTTATCAGTTTTAGCCTAGATTCTTCTACTGATACTCCACTAGCTAATTTTATCCATGAAGTTCTAGAGTTTAAATAAGTTAATTCTTTTAAACTTCTATTTTGTTTACCATGAACTTCTTGCCTTAGTTTAACTTGGTTTTTTACATAGGGTTTAAATTCTTCTCCAATTAAATTTCCCATAACTTATTATTTATTTAAGGTTTCATACTTAGCTATAATAGGAGTAGGATTTGAAGGAATCCTTATTTGAGATCCTACAGGAGGTGTTAATGAATTTTGAGATGTGTCATCATTTGCTATAGAAATAATCCACCATAAAGAAGAATCTCCATAATACTCCTGAGCTAAAGTATCAAATCTATCTCCTGCTGTTGTATAAATGTAAGTATCTTCAAAAGATCTAGGAATATCAGGATAACGAGTAGTAGTATACATTCTTATCCCCGATTCTGTTTTTTTAATAGGTATGTTAGAATATCTTTTCATTATTTAGTGTACCAATTTCTATCATTATTAACTGTAGTATCGTAATTATTTCTATCTTTTCCCCCTCCATTAGATAAATCTAAATATCTTTCTTTACCATATTCATTATTATCTGCTAAATTATTACTAGGTCGTGACATATTTTTAGTTAATTTCATTTTTCCAGGTCTAAACTCATGTATCGGTGTAAATGTAAATCCACTTACTTTAACCATATGAGGCATTTCTTTAACTGTTCTATCACCTGTTCCTTTTCCACCAGATACATTATCATTAATTGCAATTTCCCAAGGTGATTCTTGAGGAACTTCTAAAGTTAATGAATTTATAAACCCAGGCAATTCATAACACCAACCTCCCATAGTTAATTGTACTAAAGGACCTGACATAAATCCAGCTGTAGTATAATCAGGAGCTAGGTTGGAGGCAAGGTAATTTAGTTTTCTGTACATAACCATTAATTCTGGTTTAGACTGGGCCATAACAGTAAATGCAAGATTGATAGATCTTTTAAAATTATCATATTTGTAAAATGATTCTCCTCTACCCATATATTTTTGTTCATTCCAACTTGCATTATATGCATCTGAAAATTGATCTATATATGCCCTAAAATGCATAAATACTTTTTGTGATGGGTTATTTGTATCTATAGCTGCTATTCTAAATTTAACTAAATCGTTTTTAGTATCTCCATTAGCTGCTATTTGTACATTACTAGATTTATATAAAGGTAAAGCATTTATTCTATCTGTAATACTTGTTTTTCCTGCTACTTTTTTACCTTTTGAGTAGCTATGTTTAATTCCTTTTTGGCCAGGAGATACATAGTTAATTCTTGAATTAGATTCCCCATCTATAACTTTTAAAGCCTTTTCATAATCTGGAGATGTACTTATTATAGTTGAATCTTTGCTAACTTTAAGTTTAGTTCTAAAATCTTGTTGATATGAACCAGGGTCTGTTTTATTTAATTTTGAGTTATTTGATGATTCTTGAATGAGATTAGTATCAAAAACATTAGTATTTTGATCTTTAATTCTATTTGTTGGGTTTAAGCTTCCAGATTTATATACAGAATATTGCTCTTGAGTAATATTTTTTTGAGGGAATATTTGTTTAGAACCCGTAAGATGGACAAAATCATTTATTGTAGGGTCAATTGTTATTCTATTATTTCTACGTACATATTTTTTTGTAGCTAAAGTACCTTTAACACCCGTAACATAAGGATTTGTTAAATTTTGTTGTAAAGAAATTCCATCATCACCTGTTACAGTTCCAACATCAAAATAATCTTGGCTGATGAACCCATATAAACCACTAGCATCTTTTAGATCTTCAGGTTCAGGATATTTAAATAAATTAGTTGGGTTTGGGGTTCTATTGTATATGGAAGGTGTTATTACTTTTCCTAATGCCAGATTAAAAACTTCACCTGTAGATTCTTCAGAATTTGCTAATGGAGCCCAAACTCCTGTTGCTTTACTTACTGAGGCTAACTGGCCTGTGTATCCTCCTCCTTCAGTAGCATAAATATCTCCTCCAAAACCATTAAAATTTATTTTTCCATTTGTGATGGTAGCATATTGCTTACTTACACCTAAAGGTTGTCTAAATTCTTCTTTTAAACTATCTCTATTTGTGTCTGAATTTCGGGCTCCAGTTTGATTTTTAATAAAAGAATCAGTAAAGGACTCATTGCCTAATGTTCTTAAAGTTGCACCTTTATTATCTGTACTATAGTTTATATTTGTTCTCCCTATTCCTAAAGTAGAATTAGGGCCCCCTGAATAGGAAAATACTGTAGGACCTGAGAATACTCCTCTGGTAGAATCAGCCAAATCAACTAATCTATTTCCTTTACCATTACCTTCTGATCCTATAACTCTTGAGATAACATCTGTGTAAGTTCTTACTCCTGTAATCGGATTTATTCCTTGTTTATCAATATGACCTCCAATTATATTTACTCCTGATTGAACTAATGTAGATAAAGGAGTATAAATACCTTCATTTAAAGCTGCACTTTTCCATTTATCATTAGTGGATTGATTACCACTAGCTTGAGTTGCAGTTCCAACTCTAGATAAAATATTTTGTTTAGCTACAAATAATGCTCCATTTATGTTTTTAAAATCAGAAAAATATTTTCCTAACCTAATAAAATCATCTGCTACATCAATAGGAGAACCTATTCCTCCCCTTAATATAAAATCTTTACTATCAGGAAAAGATCTTTCATCTCTTTGGTCTGGAATATCTTTCTTGATATAGGGTTGATTGCTATCCCCACCATCAGTTCTATCTTTCCCATACCTTAAAGATTTAAGATTAGTTGTATAGGTTAATAAACCTGGCATGTTTTATATGTTTCCTAATCCTTCTGCTGGGGCAGTTTGATCATATGAATTAACAGGTTTTAAACCATCTAAATCTAATTCTGAAGGTGTTGGTTTCATTCTAAATGCAGGATTTCCTGTAATTGAATACTCATCATGTAGTTTTGATGATGGAAGTGATCCTTGCATTAGTGAATTTGCTCCCCCATTATTTTTAGATAAAGGTGAACCTTGAGTTGTTAATTTATCTTGTAATCCCATTTTTTAAATTTTTAGTGTTTATTATAAATATTATGATCCGTAAAGTGGTGCAAATGTATCTTCCATCTCAACTGTTTTGTTTGCTTTGGTAGCGGTTATAAGACTTTCAAGTAAATTATTAGTCTTTTTAGTTTCTTGTTTTATAGCTTCATTTTCAGATTTTAATTGGGATACTTCCATTGAAGTATTTTGAGATTGATTAACAGGTTGAATTGTAGTATTTTTTATAATTTGTGGAGTGGTTGATTCAATTGTGGTGTTTTCTATGATTTGAGGGTTTCCTGCTATCATATCATTTGCTAAGGCAGGTTTAAATAAATCAGTTCCTGCTATAACTGTATCTCTATCATTTAATAGTGTTAATTCTCCTTCATCATATAAAGCTCGTTTACCATAACCTGGGGTACCACTTATCATATCATCACCTAAAGTAGAATCAGGGAGCATTCCTTGAACAAGAGCTATACTACCTCCTATTACAGCTAATGATGTTAAAACTGATAAGGGAGATAATATTCCTTTAAACACTAAAGCTGCAATTGCTGCAGCTGAAAGAAGAGTAATAATACCACTTAATATGGGGTGAACTTTATTTAATAATCCTGCTAAAGCAGTAAAGGGTTTTACTATTAATTCTGCTATACTTAACACACCTGTTAATAATTCCATTATTCCTATAATAGCGGGGGACATAGCTACAAAAATTTCTTTTAATTTTTCTACAGAAGCCGTAAATTCCTCTTGAACACTTGTTTGATCCATTAGATTTTTAATTCCATCTTTTTCTAATTTTCTTTGAGCACCTTCTATTCCATATTGAGATATTAAATTATCTAATGTTCTTTGGCCTAGCTCTTGTTCTTTCTCAGATAATCCTACTAAGGCTTCTCTTTCTATCAAAGTTTGAGCTAAAGAATTTCGGGTCATTCCAACGGATTGAGCTATAGCTTCTTGTTGGATTCTATTCATTTTAGAAAAGTCAGCAGAATTTCCTATTTGATTTGAAATTTCTTCTGCTACTATAGCAAATTCATTATTTAAAGCTGCTAACCTAGCTCTTTCTAAATTAATATCTCTTCCTAATAATAATTCAGCTTTTAATTCATTAGTGATAGAAGACTCAAAATTTAACAAAGCTTCAGAAGATGACTCTATTTGATCCATTGTCATTCCTAAAGATTTAGCTGTTGCTAAAGCTTCTCCTAATGCTTTTGCACTTCCACTTAAAGATAATTGTGTAGCCGCACTTGTTTTACTTATATCTTTTAATAATTCTTTATCATTTAGCAAAACTTTATTATTATAACCTGTAATTTTAGCTTGAGCTAAAAATTCTGAAGTATTATCTTCTAATGATTTTCCATTTAAAAGGCTTAATTTATAAGTCCCCATTATTTGATCATTAGTTAACCCTGCTTGTTCTCTTAATTTTGTAAATAAAGCTAAATCCTGGTCTAAAAACATTACACTTGTTCCTAAAGACTGATTTATAGATTGTAAAGATTCTTGTAATTTTTGAGTAGTAAGAAAAGTATCATTAGAAGCAGATGCAAAAGCCATTAATTCTCCCCTTACTGCAAGAGCTTCATAATATGTCATATTCATATTTTTAGCTAAATCTCCTGTTAGTTTATCTGAGGTAATAAAAGCTTGTTTTAGCTGGTTTACCATAAAAACTATAAAGGATAAAGGATCTTTTAGGTTTTTTATTAAAGAACCCCCCATTGATTTTATACCCGCAGCTAAAACATCAAATTTACCCCCAAATTTACCAGCTACTCTATCTCCATTTATTAATTCTTCAGCTACTTTTCTCATAGCTTTTTCAGCATCTTCTAAACCTAACTTTTCAGCTAACCCCCCTAAACCAATTTTATCTAATGCATTTTTAACTCCCTTAAGAGATGCTCCTCCTAATCCCATTATTTCACTAATCCTTTCTTCTTCTTTTCTCCTTTCTTCAACTTTATCTAGTAATTCTTTACTTAATGAATTTTGATTATATAATTCAGAAGTAATAGAATTAAGAGCATTTTCTCTTTCCTGAATTTTAGCATTTAACTCTTTTTCTTGTTTTAAAAAGTTTTTTAAAGCCTTATTTTTAATAGATTCATCTTTATTACTTTCAATTACTCTTTCAGCTTGTTGTTTCTTTCTTAATAATTCAGCATCTAAACTTTTTAATTCTGTTTGCAATAATCCCTCAGCACTTCTTAAATTTTCTTTTTCTGAGTTTATTTTAGATTGTAATTGGGATAATTGTTTAGAATTTAATTTAGTAATACCTAATTGATCATCTCTAAATTTATCAGCTAAACTAGTTAAAGATCTAAAAGCTTTTCTTGAATCTACTAACCCTTTACTTTGTTTTGTAATTTCTTGTACTACTGCCCGAAAAGCCCCCGAGAGTTCCCCTGCACTATCTTGTAAATCTCTTAATTCTGATTTTAAGCCCCTAAGGTATCTTTCTGCTTCTTTAATATCTTCGGGTTTGAAAACTTTAGGGGTTTCATTTAACTGTCTAGATATCCTAGCAATTTCTTCATTAATTTCTTTTAGTCTCCTAATATCGTCTTCTAAAGCCATTTAAGGGGTGTTTATTATAAATACTAAAAAATATAGTTATTTATATGATGTTCTAGGCTTAACTCCCTTAGAAAATTGAGGCAAATTTGAAGTATTTACTTTACCTTCAGAATCTACTACTGTAGAAGAACCCTTACCTTGAGCTTTATCATATTCTTTCTTTTCTTTATCGTAAAAGTCTGATATTTCTTTAAAGGTGTATTTTCTTAACCATATAGGCATGTTATATATGGTTAACCAATCATATCCTCCTTTACCATGGAATACAATATCATGAATTTGTTTAAATAGATTTAATCTAACTTGTGGGGCTATTTTAAGCGTCAGGCCAAAAAAAGTTAATCCCTATTGGGATTGTGACCTCCCCTTCACCTTCTAACTCAAATGTTAGGTCTATATCTGGTTGTGTTTCTTTGATATGTTCTCTTAAAGATCTAGAATCTCTTGCTAATAAAAAATTATCAACAAATTCTCTAATTTTTTTACTTTCATTTTCTCCATTTACTGAAGTAATTAAGTATTTTAATCTAGTAGATAATTCAGGTGAAGCATTTTTATTTACTTTTTTAAGTCCTCTTAATTCTGCTTCTATTTTTGCTTCATCATGACCATTTAAAATTTTGTAAGTAATATCATTACCACTATGAGGTAATTTAAAACTAAATGAATTTTCACCTTGTGTAAATTTTGATTCATCTATTTCTTTATTTTTAACTTCAGATAGATCTACATTATGCTCTTCCCCTCTTAATTCAAATTTATAGCTTTGACCATATCCTAAAATACGAGCAGCTACTAAAACAGCATTTTTATCTCCTAAAATTAAATCTTTATAATTAATGTCTTTATTTATTATTAGGGATTCTATTAATTTATCTAAAACATTGCCTTTTTGAATGTAGGCTTGGTTAGTTAGTATATCTTCTTCTTTAGCAGTCATATACTTTATTTCTATTTTTCCACTTGATAGTGGATTTTCTTTAGGGTATACTAAGCCTTTTGATGGTAATTCAACTTCTTCCGAAGGAAATTTAAATTCGCTCATAATCTTTTATTTAAAATAACTTAATTTTGTTATAAATACCAATATAAAAAAGGAGTTTGACATAGCCAAACTCCCTTCAATAAGATATTTAATTATTTTTAGAAATTTAATACTGCGTAATCTATTCCTAATGTTAATTCAATTTGTTTTGCTTCGTTTTCAGTATCCCAGTTATAATCTCCAAATGTTGATTCTTTAATAAAAGCACCTTTTAATACCCATTCTGAAACTATATCTCCTACAGGACCTAACACATTAACTGTTAAATCTTTTTTATAAAAATCAGAATATCCATCTCTACCAGTTACAGATTCGTGTCCTAATCTTACCCATTCCATTACTGCTTGAGCACCTGAAGGTGTGATTGGATCAAATAATGTCATAGTAACATCATTCCATACTGATTTACCTTTTACTTTTCTAAGGATATTGATATGATTTAATACTACTTCACCTTGTGTAAGTGATATTGCACTTACTCCTTTAATAATAAAGCTTGGAATACCATCCATATAAAGGATAAACCTATTGGCTTGCTTTGGTTCAAAAGCGGTAAAAAATATTTCGTTTGGATCTAATACTGGCATGTTGTTCTAATTTATTTCTTGTTATAAATATCTAATTCTTTAATTTTTATGCTGGGAAAGTAGCTCCAGTTGGCATTACATTGAAATCTAAGTATATGAATTCAGCTGTTTTGGTTGGTTGAATAAATATTTGTCCTACTAATTGATTTCTATCTATAACATCTGGTGTGTTATTGCTGTCATCCATTACTACTTTAAAAGCATATAATCCTTGTCTCTGTTGTACACTTGCTAAGTATGGGTTAACTTGGCTTAAGAAATTATTTCTTGTAGCTGTAGTGTTTTGTTCAAATACTAAGTTATCTGCTATTTGTGAAATAAATGATTTAAGAGTAATTAATAATCTTCTAACATTTACTCTGTCTAAAGCACTAGCTTTTTTCTGTAGTGTTTTCTGACCAAATACTACTACTCCTGTATTTGGGAATGTAGCTATTGGGTTAACATTTTTAGTGTATAGTTCGTTTCTGTTACCATTTGTTAAACTTCTTTCAGCTCTTATTACTGTCGATAATCCACCTCTGTTTAATCCAGCTGGTGCAAACCATGCTTCTCCTGCTCTATCATTAAAGGCAAATACACCTGGCATCATTGTTGAAGCTGGTACCCAAACTTGACCTGCTGTATCTGGATCAATTGTTTGTAACCATGGCCAATACGTAGCTGCATATGATGAATCTACACCTGAAGCTTCTGTTTTAACTGTGCCTATATTAGCACCATATTTTACTAAATCAATTATAGCTAAACTATCTCCTCGGGTTGATGAGTTATTAATTAGTTTAGTTAATTCTGTGGCATGACTAGTTTCTTCTCTTATTAAACCAGGAGTTACTATTACATTATATCTAAATAAATCTTTATTAGATAATAAATTTATTGAATCTGTATAATCACCAGCTACTAATCCTTGAGAATCTGTATTATCTACGTCTCCATAATAATTAGCTGCTCTACCTACTGGGGTATTTGCTCCTGTTCCACCTGAAAATGTACCTGACATTGCCACTGGAATAGATCCTGTTAAAGCATCTTTAGCTGTTCCTGTATTATCAAAATAATTTAATGTTGGAGTTCCTACTGATTTTACTCTTACATATCTAGAAGCATTAGTATATTGTCCTGAATATTGAATGTAGTATTCTCCATTATCACTTGTTACAGATTGTTTGGTATCACCTATTACTTTAGCAACATAATTATCAGAATTTGGATCTAATGTTAAATCAGTCCAAGTTTCTAAAACTACTTTATCTTTATGACTATCATTTGATTTTCTAACTAATAAATTAAATGTACCTGAGGCTGTATCAGGAGATACTATCTCCCATTTTATACCGTCAGGAGTACCTGTATCTGTATTTGCTATAGTACCTTCTGTTAAAGTTTCTAATTCAAATGCTGTTGTGTCTAATGAGTTTGAGATTGGTGTACTAGTTGCACTAGTGAAAGAACCACTTGCTACTCTAGTAACTATTAATGTATCTCCACCTTGTTGAAAATAGTTGTATGCTGCTATTGAGGTAAAATAAGTGTATTCTGCACTACCACTAGTTACCTTTGTACCAAATTTATTTTGGTAATCTGAATAAGAGGTAACCATTGTTGGAATTCCAACTGGCCCTTTTACGGCTGGGCCTATAATAGCTGCTCCAGCTTGTACAGGTTGTGACGTGATAAAGGATTGATCATTTTCTCTTGCTAATACGCCTGGGGATAAAAGTACTTCTGCCATTTTATAATAAGTTTATTTTGTTTATAAATACGACAGAAGTCTTTAAAAATGCGATTAGGCTTTAACAAATTCGCCGCTTTCTAGATTTATTGTTCCCTGTCCGTATTTTTGCTCTAACTCTTGACCTGATTGTCTTTGAGTTTGCTCTATTTCATTTAATTGTGCTTTAATATCATCTTTTTGTTTGTTTAAAAATGATATTTGGTATTCTACTTGACCTAATCCAAAGACTAAATCATTTTGTTGTTGTTGTAACTGAGAAAGTGTTTCAATCTCTTCTTTGGTTAAAACAATTTTTTCTGCTGTTTCTGCCATGTTTATAAATATTAAATGTTTGTTTAAAAATTAGTAAGATATAATGTAATAACTTTTTTTTTATTATCCAAATTATTTTTAATCTAATACCCAATTATTAGAATCTTCGTCCCATATATAACCATTACCATCCGTTGGATATGCTACAGGGGCATTCCATGTACATGTCTCATCATCTAATATCCAATTTGTATAAGGTTTAGGAGGAATAAAAGCATCCCTGTTTTCGTCATATGTGTATCCAATTCCCGCAAAATTTTTTCTAAAAGGAGTTCCTCCTAATACATGTACTCCTTTTTGTGTGTTATATGATGTTCTTTTACATACTTGAAATCTTAAAGATTGGTAATATAATTCCCAATTTAAAAGCCTATCTGGTTAACTTGCCGCCTAGTGTTTTGACTTATTATTAGAAAAAAAACTTTTCTTTTTTTTTA